AATCTCTCTTTCAAGATAGTCTTTAGCTTTTAGTAAATCCATTAGTTCGTGATTCTTCTTGTCTGCTCTGCTTATGTACTTTATTATGTTTCCTCTATTGAAGTTTAAGTTGTAGTCTTTGATAAAGTCTATAACATCATATCCTTTTCCGTTTTCATAGTGTGGTTGGCTTGCTCTCATTAAAATAATTCTATTTGATTAATATTTTCTTTTCTTCTTATTCCCATTACTGTATCAAGTATTGTTTTACCAGCTTCATAGTCTACAAGGTTTCTTGCTACTTTTTGGACACTTTGTTTCCCTTTATATTGCCTAAAGTCGTAATCGTGAAATTCACAAAGTTTTTTTATTTCATTTAACCCAGAAGATATTTTAGCTTGTTCTCTATAACTTAATATGTTTGGAAGTTTAAAATTAGTCCAATACATATGCCTATTTCTCTTTTGCGCTATTATAAGTGGCTGATAATAAGGTATAACATTTTCTACTACATACTTACCTTTAAATCTTGGGTTTTCTCCTTTTGAAACTGTCTCAAGCATTATTATTTCTTCATACAGCTTCATATCTGGGTATTTGGTTTCAAGCTTGGTATTCCATCCTCTTGCCCTTGAATGGGTAGGGCAAGGTGGAGAACTCCATATAAAATCAAACTCTTTGTAGTGGTCTAATAAGTATTGATGTGCATCTGCAACTATTACTTTGTCATTAGGAAATCTTTCTTGATATAGTTTTGCAAGTTCCTCATCCCATTCTACTGCTGTTATTTCGTGTTCATCTCCCCACTTGTATCTATTACCTCCTAAACAAGCATATAAGTTTAGTATTTTCATTTATTTTTGTTTATCATATTATATTGATTTAAATATAATTCTAATGTAGGTCTAAAGTCTGGAATTGATGTAGCTGATGGATGATTAGATTTTACCATTTTTTCATATTGCTTAAATAGATAATCTATTGTTTTTATATCTTTATTTGTTTTGTTCCAAGCTACAGCAATAAATTCTCTAACACAATAAGCAACTATTTTTTTATATCCATATGTTTGATTTAAATCAGATATTTTATTTAAAATATAATGTGAAAACTTTTTGTCTTCTACTTTAGCTAAACCTTTTTTAAAATTTTGATTGCTTGGTTTAAAAAAAAGATGAATTATATTTCCAACAGTAATATTGTTATTGTTAGATTTATAAACATTATACACTAATTTATAATCTTCATTATAATTTGAGAAAGCTTTTAAATAATCTAACATACTCCAAGCTCTGTTTCCATTGTTTAAACTTATTATACATTTAAGATGTTCACTTTCTTTACTTGTGTTTACCCAGTCTATTATATATGCTGGTAAAGTATTTTGTTTTAAAAGCTTTGCGGATTCAATTCTGTGGTGTCCTTCAATAACATCTCCTTTAGAAGATACAACTATTGGCATTAACCATCCGTAATCTACAAGTTTAGATTTAAAGTTTTCAGCGTGTGATAATGTAATTTCTCTATTTACACTTGCCATTTTTAATTCATTGATTGGATAAAATGGGTTAAAAGTTCCAGTTTGTAATTGTTTTGTTTTTGTTTTCATTTTGTTCTTAATTTTAAAAGGTTATAACATTGTATGTATTTTAATTTTGCTTTTGATTTATATATTGTTTTAAATAGTTCGTATGTCTTTTTTGTAAATTGATAATGTGTCTTGCAATCTTTGAAAAGTTTTATAGCATATGCCTTACCATACCCTTTGCAGTAGTTTACATTGTCTGCACTATCTCCAATTATCATTTGCTCGTAAAAGTTATATAATGCTTGTTGATGTGTTATATCATAAATACATTGATGATTATAATGGTAGTTGTAAATCAATGCTGGTAGTTGCATATAATCCTTATCTAGCGATACTATTATTACGTTGTTGTGTCCTAATTCGTCTGTAAGTGTTTTCCAATACGTTGCTACTAAATCATCTGTCTCTACACCATAAGAACTTTTTGTACTATATATCTCTGCTATGTGTTCGTGCATCTCATATAGTAATTTAGGATGCTCTTGTTTCTTTCTGTTTGCTTTATAGTTAGTGTCTAGTAGTTTTCTAAAATTACCTTTGCTATTGTTAAAAGTAATTACTCTTTCTATTTGGTAGGTTTCTTCTAGTCTATTTACAATTGACATAAATATCTCATCAAACTTTCCTATGGCTTCATCTAGTATGTCATCAACACCACAGCAAGAAGAATACACTAAACTGTCTGCATCAAATAAAACTACCATTTTTCTTCAATTATTTCTATAGCTTGATTCTCTAGCTCATCAATTACTTCTTGTTCTAGTATATCTATAATGTCTTGTCCTCCACATAGCACTTTAAAACAATTAAAATCACTACTAAAATCTGGGTACATATAACTTCCATCTTGTCCTTTTTCATATTCTCCCACAACAACTAAAGCTATGTTGTCATATTCTACTGTTACTTCTTTTTTCATTTTGTTTTGTTTTGTGCAAATATAAACAATTTTGTTAATATATACTAGTCTTCTTTGTAATCTTTTGTAGCTTTAGTTAGAAATTTATCTATCACATCAATTTTTTTTGATTGCTTTTCTATTGCCACATATAAAGTTGCTACTGTAGATTCAAGTATCTTAAATCTTTCTTTAGTTGTGTATTTTTTATTTTTCATAAATCTTTAATATTGTTTAACTTATTGTTTTTTATTTCTAAAGTAGGTGCTTTCAATTTAAACGTAGACCCATCTGTTCTTTGTCTTGTTTGACCTTTTATAAATAACTCTCCTTTAGATTTTAATTCTTCTTTAGTAACCCAACCACATATAGTAAGTTTATTAGTTTTTTTATTTAAAGAACAAAATACATATCCATCACATTCATAATCTAATTGGTAGCAAATAAAATTATTTACATAATAATCTTTTGGGTCTACATTTCTACCCATTGTTTTTACATCAAATTTTTTACCTTTGTAAATAAAATCATACCCACCATCAAATCCATTAGAATAATTATGCTCTATATTTAAATGTCTTTTAACTAAAATTTCTCCTAATAAACCTACAAATTGTTCTTCTTTATTTCCATTTGCGTTTGACCTATTACCGATATTGTTTTCTTTTAAAAAACTCCAAACTTCTTTTTTTAATTTGCTATCAACGTCTAATATCATAATTCCATTAATTCATTGATTACTGTATGTCCTCCTAACACTACTGCACAAGCAATGGCTGGTTTCTTTCCTCTTTTAGCGTATGCCATAGCATAAGAACTTGCATCTATTCCACATCCTACTTGTGCGCCAAATACTTTAAAGTTCTGACCTACATACCACTCTGTGTAACATTGAGTATGTAAGTGTCCTTGTATTGTGCTTTGCATATCTGCTCTACATTTAGTTCTTGCAGTCCCAGCTTCTCCGTGTATATATTGTACACCATCAATTACAACTCTATCAACAAAATTCCATTCTGGAGTTTCTAAAACATCTTTGTATGCTTTAATCCATTTTTTTGGGATAGAACTTGTTTGACTTTTTCTCATTATAAGCCTATCGTGGTTTCCAATTGTTACATCAGCTTTTGGAAATGCTTTATACCATTTTGCTATTTTCTTTATTGCAAAGTCAAGTTCTGTTTTAGCAGTATAATCAGCACTAATTTCTACCTCGTGGTATGAACTAAAATGGTTATCAATGCAATCTCCTATAAACACAACTCTATTACAATTGTATTTAGCGTAAGTTTCTTGACAATGTTCTAAATATCCATCTAAACAAAATGGCTCGTGTAAGTCTCCTATAACAAGAACTCTAGTTTCTTTCTTGGTTATGTTCTCGTAAGCTACTTTTTTATTTCCGTTAATGCGTGGTCTAATTTCCATAGGTTTTATATAAAGAGTTTAATTCATTAGTTATATTTCTTATACAACTCCCACAAGATGTCATTACTTTTTTTTCATTAAATACTCTGTTGTATATTTCTAATAATTTTTTTTGTTCTTCTGGATTTACTCTTGTTCTATTTTTTTCAAACCAATATTGTAAATAATAATATTCAGTTTCTGATAAACACTTTGGCTTTTTATATCTAAATGCTTTGTTAAGAGCTATTTGTCTTTCTTCACAGCCACAATCTTCTCCAGCTATAAACTTAACAGCTTTGTCTATTCCAGTAGCTTTAGTAATCTTGGCAATTGTGTCTCCTAATCCTTTAGATTGTTTATCGTAATTAGCTTTCCATTCTTTGTACTCTTTAGTACGTTTGTCTTTTGGTGGTTTCATATTAAATTATAATCTTGGTTTTTAAAATCTTCGTAGTCTTCACTAAACTTATCTCTTATTTTATCTTTGCCTTTCTTTAGTGTATGAAATATATTAACTGGACTTATTTTAGTTTCACTTGATAAACCTCTAATGCTTAAATCCGTATCTCTATATAATTCATAAATACTTTTGTCGTACCAATGCCATTTATCTAACTCATTGTCCATCTTCTCGCATAATCTCCAAAACGCTTCTTCTTTTTTTATTTCATCAGTAGCTGTAAATTTATGCATATCTTTTTCTGGAATCTCGTTAAAGTCTTTGTCTTTGTAAAATTCTTCTATTTGTATTTTATGTACTTTGTTTTTCAATTTAATATAGTTTATAAATACACTTCTAATTGTGAAATACATATAAGCTTTAGAATATTTACCATTGCTATATACTTTTTTATTATCTGCATATTTAATAATCTTCAAATAGCTTTCTTGTACTATGTCTTCTGCATAGTCCTTCGCACCTAGATTTTTTGCTATTTGTACCCACTCTTTATGATTTTTTCCTAATGCTACTAAAAATTCTGTCATACTAAAAACTTACACCTTTTAAGGGATTATATAAATCTCCAACTATCTCTGGTAGACCTATGTCATTAACTTTAAAGCTAAATGTTTCAAATGCATAACCTCTGCTTCGTTTACATTTAACTGTTATCCAATCCTTGTTTACTGTGTTTGTTTCTAATTGTATTTGTGTTTCTGTTTTCTTTTCTAAAAAACTTCCTAAATGTCCAGTTGGTTTATCTGTTCCAAAATTA